CTGTTTGTATTGCGACAAAGCCTTGATGGGAGTCAGTCTTTGGATCGATCGCTTGGATCATGTCCTCCAACTTCTCAAGACTTTTGAATATGCCTTGACTCATTTCTTTTTATCCTCCTTATTGATCTTATTTGCGATCTCTGCGCGGACTGTTTGGAAGAGGATTTCGACATCCTTATCAGAGAGTCCAATGAACTCTCTTTTCTCATTTACATAATATCCATAATATTGGACATGAGAAGTCAATCCGATTGTAAACTTCGTTTGTTCTGCATTCAGGACGACAAGGTTATTCATCAAGGATCCACTCAAGACGAGATCCACTTCCGCGGAATCATTGGGACTCCCTCGCTTTCGGGATTCATGCTTATACTCTTCATATCCTCCAGAGTAAAAAACCGACTTTCCCGTCCGACTGACTCGTCCTCCCTTTGGTTTGAGTCTTGCTCCTGTCCCTTTTCCGATTGGGATATAAATCGGCTTAACTGAATAGGAGTCGAATGGATTTCCATCCGCGTCCAATCCTTTGGAGGTCCGAAGCTTAATCGATGCAAGCGTATTCATCGCGAGTCTCATTGTGTCCTTTTTCGTCCAAAGCTTTTTTGGAAACTTTAATTTTACTGTACCCATGAGAACTCCTTTTCTAAATAGGAAGTGATTTCCTATTTAATGTCGCATCCCTCTTGTCGCAGTGAAGAAGGAGTCGTTAGATGATCGTTGATAGTTCTTCCATGAAGCGCGGAAGTCCGTCGTCTTTCCTCCGCTCTCCCGAAGATCCAACTCTCCCGAATCGATCACTCCATCTCCATCCAAGTCCAAAGCGAGGGAGCGAAGAGCGATCTCCATTAACTCAGAGCATCTGTTTCTCATTTGCTCTGCGACATCCATTTGAAGATTTTGTTCATAGATGAGAGCTGCTGTACAATAAGCATGAGCTAATCGGAATTGTTCTGGATTGAATACTTCGTCTTCGGTTGCATCCTGCGACAAAACAACGTCTCTAATTTGGAGGATGAGTTCCTCTTGAGCCGCATTAATTTGACCTAGGAAGTCCGATTGACGACGAGGGACCATATCGGCAAGCGGAGCGAAGATCTCGACAAGATCATCGTGAGTCAATCCAGTTGTAAATGGACGAGGAGTGGACTTGATCAATCCTTTATCAATCTTGTTTCGCGTATTAGCTCCAACGTCAGAAACATAATTGACGATAAATGGATAAGTGTTTGCTGTCGTCAGTACATCGATTGTACTAAGGAGGATGACTGACCAAAGGGAGAACTCAAGAGTCGCAGTCGAAGACAAGTCGACTTCACGAGGGAGAGGCTCGGCAAGGATCGCAGAGGTTCCGACAACTCTCACGACTGTGACGTTATAGTAAGTATCCCCATTCGTAATGAGGAAGGCCTTGATTTGATTCCTCTCCAATCCCGTTCCTTGATTATCGACAGTCAAAGTCCTCCGATCGTTTCCAATCGCTGAAACTGTCGCATTCGGACGAGACAAAGAGAGATCATAGTTGATCCCATTCAAGGTCAAGGAGGGAGTCCCATTGATAGGACTTGGAGCGATCCATTCGAAAGAATAGTTTTTATTTAATACTGCTTTTCTCATCGCTTTCTTTTTCCTCCTGAGTTGGCTTTGGAGATGTCCGCGGCTGTCGCTTTGTCAAGGCCTGCGGCTTCCATAAAAGATTCTGTTACGGGACTCCAAGAGTGTCGACAATTATATCCACCTCCAGAAGTCCGCACCGATAATCCTTGTCCATTGTTTAGTTTTCCGAGTTGTGTCTTGTCGACTACCTTGTTGATCAAGGGACGACAAAAAGCGCGCGTAATTCCATCGCGAGGACCTGTATATAAATAGTGATCCATTCCGACAGTATCCGCGGCTATCATGTTTACTGATCTTCCGAATTGAGAGATCTTTGTTCTGACTTCCGTTTGCAGTGTTCCCGCTCCCTTCTCTAAAGTTAGAGCAAGATTGGAAATTGCTAAGGAAGGAGGAGTATCGATCACCATAGAGAGGAGTGATTCCTTAACATTCTTCGCGACGCTAGGGACGACTATATCGTCAAACACGTTTTGAACGGTTAAGGCTCGTATGGAGTCGACCTCCGTCTCAATGAATAGAGGAGTCCAAGTCGGATCGACAACCGAGATCGATTCGTTGATCGCCTCTAACATTTTATTTTGCTGATCTATAAAATCTTCCACAGATTCAGCAATCCCTCCAGCGAGGATTAGCTCAATGAGTTGATCCTTTGGGAGGGAGAGGAGAGCTTCGGGAGAAGATTGATCAATCGCGTCCTTCAGGGAATCCATGAGACGACGAGTCGCTTTTTTATAAACGGTTCCGAATTGATCTGCGGCTCTCTTCTCCGCTTTGAGTTCTTTGATCCGCGCCTTCGTGATTTTGGCTAGGATTGGAGGTTGCTCTTTGGCTTGACGAGTGAGGTCTTCGATCGCCTTTTCATCAGCATCGATCCGCTCTGCAAGTAATATATGATCGTGATCGTCAAGACAAGAGAACATTAACTCAACCTCTTATAGACAGTCAGTCAATAAGAACGCGAAAGAGTCATCAATCTTAGTGAATGATTGAACTTCCTCATTCCATACGTATCGACGAGTTGAATCAAGAGCGTCATATTGACCCGCGCTCAATCCACTGAATTCGAAGTCAAGAGCAGCTACAGGCATAGCCTTAACGTTTCCGCTCTTTGATACTACAGCGTCAGATCCCTTGAGGATACCCATGAAGATAGTATCAGCTGTCCAAATGTATCCTTCACTTGATGTCGCTCCAGGATTCGCAGTCTCACGACGAGCGGCTCCAACGTATACGTTAGGAATTCCTAAAACGTCTTTCAATACTTGGATTACAACTTCGTCGTTTAGGATGCGATTTCCGCTTGCGAATCCATTTCCGACAGTTCCCGCGAATCCACGTACTTCGGGATTACGAGCGAGTTCTCGGAATACATCACGACCCAAGATTAAACAATCGGGATTAATTCCGTGAGAGTTCGCGAAGACAGTATCTTTTACAACATGAAGATCATGGAGAGGTTCACCACCCGCGGCGTTGAACTTGTTTCCTGTTCCTCCTGTTAAAGCGGCTACTGTACTATTGTTAGTAAAGTTCGCAGTATCAAAAAGAAGATCCGCAGCGCGTTTCTCTTTAGCGAGTTTCATTGTACGAGCAACTTTACGAACGATACGCGCTTCTTCAGATCCTGGATATTGACTATCGAAGATATCTTCCATCGCGATTGAGTCGCTTGCAGAGTAGATCTTCGCTTTGTAAGTCAAGTTAGTACGATCAAAAGATCCAATCATTGCGCGGCTTGAACCTGGAGCACGCTCCAAGTCTAAGTCAGTCGCTCCCATGAAGTTCCGAGTATTCTCGATGAGAAGAGTACCGCTTCTTTCAGGAATGTTTACTTTTTCAAAAACTTGATCAGCAATGAGTTGACTGTCGGAAGGGATCGCTTCGACAGCGAGGCTCGTTAGAATCTGATCTACTGGATGGATATTGCTATATGATGAAGCCATTGTTTACTCCTTAAGCTTTAACGACGACAGGACCGAAGAAAAGGACTTCACCTTGATCTCCGTCCGCGCTTGCAGTTGAATTGATATTTGGAAGAATACGAGCGACTACAAAGTTTGTAGAGGCCGCGCTGTCGAGTTTTCCACTTGCAGCCGCTGTCAATAAGCAGTCTCCAGAGTTTTCGAAAGCGGCGATCGCTCCGAGTTTCGCTCGGCTTACACCTTGGATAAGTACGTCGGTAACTTCTCCCGCGGCGCATCCACGTTGAGCGATTCCAAGGATAAGAGCTGAAGTCGCATCCGCGGCTCCACATTGAGCGATCTTTCCATTCGCATCGAACTTAACAAGATCGAACTCTGAGATAGTCGACGCGGCGACATATGATTTAACGATGTTTTGTGTTTGCATGATTTAAACTCCGTATGCTTTGAGGAACTCTTGAGTATTAGTTTGTCGGAACTCGGAAAGAGCTTGAGCATAAGTCAATCCTTTTTCTTCCGATAGTGCTTTGATCTTAAGATTGATTGTCTCTTTGGTGATCTCTTGTCCGCTTGCTCCATGACCTACTTGATTCATAGGAACGACGGAATTGGAGGGACGCTCGGAGAACATAGTCCAGAAGATATCGTCTCCGTTCTTTTTGAAGTCAAAGGCTTTGCTTGCTGCTTCTTCTTCGGATGGAGAGATCTTTCCTTCTCGGAGAAGTGCTCCAACTGCTTCGCGTCGCTCTGCGTCAAGTTTCTCCGCTTGGAGTGTTTGAACTTGTTCGCGAAGAGCTTGGATCTCAGAAAGGAGTTGAGTAGAGGGAAGAGATTCAAACATTTTATAATGCTCTTTTTTCTTCTCGTCTTTGTCCTTGTCGTCTTCCATCATCTTCTTATTGTCGTCATGTTCAGCCATTTTCTTTTTGTCGTCATGTTCAGCGAGTTTCTCTTCTTCTTCTCGCATCTCTTCACGATCATCATCTTCAGCCAATTGAGCTTCAGAGTCTTTATTGATTTTGGCTTCGTTCTCTTGAGACATCTCTTTGATCTTTGCTTCTAGGCTTCGGACCATAGCGTCCTTTTGCATAGCGAGATCAACAAGATCCTCGTGAGACATTCCTTGTAAATCGGATTCAGTCACCATGAGATTCTCCTTCAGTGTGATTCGATCAATCTTGTCATGTTGTTGAGCAGGACGAGGAGTCAAGGTGATCGCTAAAAGTTGAGCGTCTCCAATCTTGTCTCCTCCATCCCTAGTGAATATTTCTCCGTGTAAGTATTCAGGAGAGGACCAAAGAATCCCTCCTGCGTCCTTGACTACTTGGAGTCCTCGTTCGTTATAAGCGGGGATTGCGTAAAGTCCATCGTCTCT